GCACGTTTGGGACTTTTGGAGGTTGGGAGGATCCGCGGGGGAGTTTGCGTCCGACGCGTTGAAGACGCTGGACACAGTCGATGAGGAGCCTGAGGAATTTGTAGAAGTGCATACTACCGTGCACAAGAAAACTATCGATGAGGTTGTGGTTTTTGACAATGTTAAAAAGACTAAACGTATCAAGAAGGGTAAGAGAAGCTTGTTTGCTGCTGCTGTGGCCAAGCAGGCGTATCTGAAATTCGGTGAACGACCACTGACCGAGGCTAATACCCTCGTGACCAGAAAATGGATTGCCAAATACTTGCAAGAACCACAATTTAAGGACATGAGAACATGTGATAAGACCATTGCCATTGATAGAGCGCTGTTCCTCTCCTTTGTGCCAACAAAGGAATTCGGTATGATGAAGATGGCCATCGCCACACGAGTGTGGGAGAAGCGAGTAGTTGAGAACAACTCGTTCCCGGGATTCTTTGGAAAGGTGTTTGGAGTTGGAACATTTTCCAACTCTGAGGACTTTTCCCACTAGGGGTGCCCTAGCCTAGCCACGGGTTCTGATTGCCTACCCAGTAAAGTGAGACTTGATGTTGTCCAGTTGCCAGATGGTTGGGAAGCCACTGTCTTTAAACATGCTCCTGGACAACTTTGGCCCACTGGAAAAATTAAGGAAATCAGTAACTGTTTGCAGTGGCGGGGGAGGGATGGCACCCCTAAAGAACGACGCTTCGTACGAGTGGCAGGCGTTGCTTCTGATATTACTACTGAGCCATTCACACATAGCCTCAATAACTTGAAACGAGCTGTACTTGAACGGGTTTTCCGCGTGAAGGGGGGGGAAGGGTTTGTTGAACCCCCTAGACCTGATCGCGGCCACTTCTCCCGCACCTTAGCTGGTGTGAGAGGCTTGTTGGAAAGCAAGATTGTTCGCACCGCCCCTATATCTCACATGAGTTTTGTGAATGAATATAAGGGCCGGAAACGATCTCGTTACCTGCATGCTCTAGAGCAGATGCGTTCCACCCGCGTCGATCTAGAAAGTGAGGCGAGACTTTCAGTGTTTGTCAAGTTTGAGAAGACCGATCGTACTAGCAAGGCAGATCCAGTGCCTAGGGTGATATCTCCCAGAGACCCACGATTCAACATCAGGGTGGGTAGATATTTGAAACCTCTTGAGAAAGTCCTTTTTAAGGATTTATCCAAACTTTTTGGCCACCCCACAGTTATGAAGGGGTATAATGCATATGAGGTAGCAGAATTGATGAAACAAAAATGGGACATGTTTGTACATCCAGTCGCTGTTGGATTGGATGCTTCTCGTTTCGACCAACATGTCTCCCTCGAAGCTCTTAGGTGGGAACATAAGATTTACAAAAGATATTATCAAGGGAAACACAAAACTCGTTTGTCCAAACTTCTGAAATTACAGGAAGTCAATCGTTGTTATGGAGAATGTCCAGATGGGGAATTGAAATATACCATTGTTGGGACAAGGATGTCTGGCGATATGAATACTTCTATGGGAAATTGTTTGCTAATGTGCTCTATGATTAAAGCATTTGCTGATTCCCATAATATTAAATGCCAACTAGCTAACAACGGAGATGACTGTGTGCTGTTTATGGAGAAAGAAGATTATGAGAGAGTGAAGGACGATGTGTTTCCCTGGTTCCTTAAATTGGGGTTCAATATGGTGATTGAGCCCCCCTCCTATGAGATCGAGGAGATTGAATTCTGCCAGATGAGGCCAGTGTATGATGGAGAACGTTGGATTATGTGCCGCAATCCAGTTACTGGGGTTGTTAAGGACAGTGTGTTACTCAAGCCATGGGGAGGGGAACGCTTCTTCAAAGGTTGGCTCGACGCTGTTGGTACAGGCGGGATGGCTATATCAGGATGCCTTCCCGTCTTCCAAGAGGTTTATGCTTTGTATGTACGATCAGGTGGTAAACGCCCAATATCCGAGGATCTCCTGCCTTGGAATGTTGCACAAATGGGAAAGGGGATGGATCGCAAATACGGCAATATCACTCCTGCCGCGCGAGCCTCTTTCTACTGGGCGTTTGGCATAACTCCAGATGAACAATTGCTTCTGGAAGGGCACTATGCCAACATGAGGATCGAACCCAAACTGAGTGGGTATCGGCCTCGTGCCATTTTTACTTAAAACAAACCGTTGCCCATCCGTGGACGTCGCGACCCACGGATTATTAGCGCCTCCAAATGGGGACGATCTGAAGCTTTCAAAACCAATTTGATGGGCTAATATAACAGCTAAGAGACTGCACGAAAGCCCATTGGAAGATCGTTGAACAGTCCCGTTGCATGCGGGATCCCATAATATGTCCATTGTTTTGAAACGTAAACCTGATTCTAGTGTTTATTATAGTGCTGATTCCCAACCTTACTATTCTGCTGACCCTCCTATCCGTCGTGATACACCTTCCGCTCCTACTGAGCGACAAATCCGAGCGTACGGAGATCGTCTTGACGTGCAATTAGGCAGAGCCCTTGGTAAAGCTGCAAGGTCTGCTTTTGACAAAACTGTTGAAAAAATCAAGACCCGCGCTAAACCCCCAATTTCCACGAAACCTGTAGCAAAACCCAAACATACACCTGTTCCGAAGACTAAGACCCCTAATTTCACGCCCATAACAGTTAAAACCCCTGCTTACCAGTTGTTGAGAGGCAATTTTTCTGAATTAGTACCTCCAAGTGCAGTGAGAAACATCACAAATTGGGCTGTTGGAGACGGTTATTCATTGATTGTTAATTCTGATAAGACACCAGAAGCTGTACCGGCATTGAAAGTTGAACGAGTTGATCATAAAGGACAGTACAAGATGGCTCCTAAGAAAACTCTCTCTAACACCGGTGCTTTTAAAGGCGTTAACGTGTCTAATGTCCGTAATGCCCCAGCTGCCATTTCTAGGCGCATGAATGTTGTCAACCAACCCAAAATGAGAACTTCAAGAAATGGAGTTGTCATACATCATAAGGAGTATATGAGTAACATTATGTCTAGTGCTGTTACCTTAAGCTATAATGCTGTTGGATTTGTATTGAACCCAGGGAAGATGTCTACCTTCCCTTGGTTGTCTACCATGTCTTGTAATTTTGATAAATATAAAATTTTGCGTTGTAGTATTAGTCTAGTGTCTAACCAGCCCACTACTGTGGCGGGACGTATTGGTGTTGGATTTGATTATGATAGCACTGATCCATTGCCTGTGGATCGCACTGACTTTTTTAGTTTGACACATCACGCAGAGTGTTCTGCTTGGGATAGTCTTGTGTTTCCCATTCCGTTGCGTGGTGGTGAACGGTTCGTCAACTCTCATACAGTTACCGACTCGAAATTGATTGATTATGGTCAGATTGTCATTATGGCTGATCAAATTGTCACCACTGGGACTGCAATCAACCTTGGTGACGCGATTATCGATTATGATGTTGAGTTGATTGAACCACAACAGGCGATAATGAGTACCCAGTCAGTTACTGGGAAGAATATCTCTAGCTTCACGGACCTGGTTACTGTTGGGCCTTCTCTAGGGCAACAACAACATACCACCAGCACGACCACCCTTGATTTCCTGTTGTCTGCGGGTTATTATTCTATTAGTTTGAATCTCTATGATTTCGCAGGAGGTACTCCCACTGCGGCCATTGATCATACCACCGGAACTACCGGAAAATTTACGTATGAGGGTGGTGCAAATGTTTTTATGATAAACGAAATCATACATGTAATTAATAATGATGGAAAACTACGAATTGTGTTTGCTGGTGTGACTATAGCAAATTTAGAAGGAATTTTTATCGCTATCACTAGAATGGCCCCTACCAATTATAAGTCGGCTAGTACCGCTGGCACTTGGTCCGGGACTATTGCAGCTACTTTGTGAGTTGTATGGAGGTAATAAACATGCAAACGCTGCCAACTTGCGCGAAGTTGGAGAGAAAGGGTAACCAGGTGTCTATTGTTCATAGTCGGAATGCCGTGGCCCAGAACGCTTGTGCAAATGTGTACAGTGTAGGTGCGGATGGGACTTTCCGGTGAACAGACAATAGACACTGCTGGGATATGGTGTGAAAAAGCGGTGCAAACCCGCTATAGCATGATGGTGGTTAAATTGCCTCCACCCATGGCCG